AATACACTATTTGTTTGATGAGGTTGATTCTCTTTTTTTTTCGAGTTCTTTTTTTTCCTCCTTATCGAAGAACTCCCCACAAATAGGGCATACATATTCTCCTGTTTTTGATTGAAAGTTATCAATGTACTCTACTAATAGTTCTCTGGGATGATCGCATGGGCTATTTCCCCATCGCTTGCGAAGCTTAGCAGCTTCTGATACTGAAATTGTTGTTGCCATATTGTTTCTATTTATAAAAGTTCATATCTTATATACTGTAAATCATTTTTTAGACTTTCTAAGGCTGTTGTATTCTCATTGGATATAAGAGCCTTGTCGATAGCCTTGCTTATCTCTGAAATACCGTTATCGAGTTCTGTATCATTTATAGTTCCTGTTGCTGCATATTGAGTAAAGGAACTTTTAATTAAGTCTATGGTGAATCGGTTATAATCCATAAGCTATTTTTCTAATTTGGAGAACTCTTTTGACCCTAACATTAAGTTTCCCCATTTGTACATGCCTATTCCTATAGTTTTTTTTGTTCCATCTTTTAGGGTATATTCCATTATATAAGGGTCTCCAGTTGTTCCGATGGTATAAGTGAATTTGTAATAGGTATCCATAGATCCTGCTTTGTCTATGAGTTGGTAGGAACCATTTGTTTCATCATTAAACTTGTAATAATAATACTTTGCTCCATCTTGTCTGCCCCATAGGCCTACTATTTCAGTAGGGGTTGTTGGCTTGAAATCAAGCTCAACTTCTTTATCTTCATCTTTACTACATCCTGTAAATAGTAAAGTTGTAAAGAAAATGAATAGCACATGTTTCATAATCATTAGTATTTTGGTGTTTTATATGTTATTTCTCCAATCCTGACCCACTTGCATCGGCACATTCGGCAGCACTTTCCATGCGGGCAGCCGTTTTTTTCCTTTCTTGAAGCATGTCTATTAGTTCTCCATTTTGTCTGATGAGTTCTGCGTTCATCTCGTCGTGTCGCTTTCGCTCGTCAATCATAGCCTGAACGAATTCATAAGGTACAGGATGTTTGTAGATGTTTATATCTACATTTTCTTTTTTGCCTGTTATTATGTAATCTATATCAAAGTCCGGATAAGCACATGCTATTTTATTCAATGTGTCTCTGCTTGTGTTGTCTGTGTATTGCGCAATACTACCATTGGGAAAGCCTATTGCCTTTTCAAAGGCTCTAACAGACATTCCTTTATTTTTAATATACTCTATAACTCTGTCGCGCAATGCGCTATCACTCTTTTTAGGCATAAAAAAATAAATTGTAGATAAAAATATCTAAGTTTTCTTTGATATATAGATAAATGTATCTATATTTGTCCCGTTGTAAGTTTTATAACGAGACAAAAATAGTTCAAAATTGAGTGATTGACAAATAAATAGGAGGTAAAATGGAAAATATGACATTGCCAGATTTGAAGGGTGCTGATATTTCAGTGATTGTTGCTGAAACCATAGCATCCGGATGCCAAAGGGATTTCCGAGGCATTTATGATTCTCTTCCGGAACGAAGAGTTGTAAAGGCTCCAAAGAGTGCCTTTGTGGACCGTATTGCTGCAATAACTATGAAGCATCCGAATACAGTCCGGTGTTGGTTGTCCGGTACACAAAAACCGGATGCGCTTTCTCGCGCTATGATTGAGAAAGAATTAGGTATACCTGCATCAGAATTGTTTCCGGAGGACTAAAAATGCGACCGATTGAATTCTATACGACACCAGGGGGAGAGGTTACCATCAAAGAGATAGGAATGCCTGAACGCCAGTTGAAAGAATCCGATATTGAGTTTATTCAACGATTCTTGGAGGTTTTAGAGGAATTCTATCCAGAAGCATACGAAGCGTTACGGAAAATCTATGCCAGATATGAAGGGAACAGATACTACCGTGATTTCTTGGCTGTACGGAGATTTATCAAATGTAACTTTGGTCTGTACGATAACGAAGTTGATATAGATGAAAATTGGAATTTCCATTTTGAATTTGTCGGCTGTCCTTTACGGGGAGAATGTGACGGATTTAAGAAGATTTGCCAACCAAAGTTCAATAGCAAGCTATCTGACCGGCAGACTGAAATAATGCGCTTGTGTTATGAAGGACTTTCTGATGATGATATTGCTTCCAGAATGTTTCTCTCTTCCCATACTATCAACAATCATCGTCGTAACAGCTTCCGCAAACTTGGAGTTCATTCGATGGCAGAGTTCAACAGATACGCAGCCGAAAAAGGACTATTTAAACAGACGGCTCTTTAACGCAACATTGATTCATTTAACGCAACACTGATTATGGCTAAAAAAGAAGTAGAAGAAAGAGAACTTACCGGAGGTGAAACTGCCACAGCGATAATAATTATGCTATTGGCTCTCTGGGTGCTTGGGAATGCCACCGAAGTGTGCAGGATAGTAATTGCATTTGTGATGATGATAGGGGATTTGGTTTTGATATATCAGGCGAAATACTCTGTAAAGAAAGGAGGATAATATGGTAGACCAACAGTATTTAATAAAAAATCTTTTGGCGGGGGTGGCCGAACTTGGTGCTGCTAATATGCTAGAGTTATTGCATCCTAAAATGGATTTGATAACTCAACGTGAAGCCTATAAGTTCTTCGAAGAACGAGATACCAGGTATGGAGAGAGCTTTACCCACGGTGAAGCATGGGTTAAAAAGATGGTGAAAGAAAAAAGACTTCATCCCCAACGCAAGGGGAAATCGGATAATTCACCGCTCATGTATTCCAAGAAGGAGATGATCGCAGTTTACAATGCTGAATATGCAGCTATACATGGAATATTTGATGGTACACAATTATAGTTGAACGATAAGTAAATAATTCGAATAAATACAGGTATGAGTAAAACTAATTTAAACATTCTTAGAGATAAGGCGTATAAAACAGCTTGTGAACATCGTGTTCACGAATTGGAGCTAAGTAACAAGCATTTTCTTTGCCTTGTGATTTCTAAACTGATGGAAACTGTGGAAGCTGATAGGGGTAGTTTTCTGAATAAACGTGCTAATGTTGATTGGTTCAAAAAGAGGATTGAAACTAGCCGCATTTGTCAAGGGTTAGACCCTTATATTTCAAAAGAACGTGGGTTCGAAGTCGCATATAATGAAACGATTAAAGGCTCTATAGAGGAAAAGCTAACTGATGCTGTTATTCGTTTGCTTGACTTGGCTGGACTTCGGAATATAAACCTTGAATCTGCAATGCAGGACATTAATTCTGAATCTATAGATGATTCTGTTGACTCTTGTGCTAGTGAAACATTCACGGAAACCATATATGCAATATCTACACTTCCCGAAAGATATGAGGATTTATTTGATTTTCCTACTACTATTAATGATATGATATTTTCACTCTTTGGTTTTGCCAAACACCTTAATTTCGATCTGTTTTGGCACATTGAACAGAAGATGCAATATAACGATTATCGTGAAAAGATGCACGGAAAGAAATACTAATTGAATGTGCATGAGGAATGTGGGGGTGCCTGCCCTGCCTTAATAGATCGGCTTCAACCGGCGTCATGCACATTTTTAATAAATAAATACTATGATAAGGACAAAAGTAAAACTTCATTTAAAAGACGAAGGTGGAGACGTAGACACCATTACAACGTGGATTAATCTCCCGGAGCAACAGGCCCACGATCATTATATCGGTAAACGGCTTAATTTGGGGACGGTTGCAGATCGTATGATGAAATGTTTCAAGGTTGAAACCTTGAACATACAGGATGTGAATACAAAAGGAACAATGAATGCTGTTCCGATTATTAAATAACTCTTTAAATGTAACATTATGAGTACAGAAGAAACTAAGAAAAAGGCTCCCTATAATTTGAGGGAAAAGAGAGTGAAAAATGCAGCCTATCGTACATTGATACGTCCGGCATTGGCAGATGAGTTGTACAACAAGATTTTGAATATCATCGTTGTACAGAAGAAGTACAAGGATGCTGACTATTCGGCGAAAGATTTGGCGAAAGAGCTTAAAACGAATACTCGTTACCTTTCCGCAGTAGTGAACTCACGTTTCGGAATGAATTACTGTTCCCTGGTTAATGAATACAGGATTAAAGATGCTTTGCATTTATTGACGGATAAGCGTTATGCCGACAAAAACGTGGAAGAGATTAGCGACATGGTCGGTTTTGCAAATCGCCAATCTTTTTATGCGGCTTTTTTCAAGAACGTAGGCATCACGCCCAGGAAGTATCGTATGACACATCAATAATGTATTAACGCAACAAGATTATGGCAGACATTAGAATAGTGAGAATGATACTCACAAATTTTAAGGGCATACGCTCTATAGAAGTGAATTTCGACCCGGAAGTTACTAATATTTTTGGTGACAACGCTACTGGTAAAAGTACGATGATGGACGCTTTTTTATGGACTTTGTTCGGAAAAGACAGCCAGAACAGAGCGGACTTCAACATTAAGACGCTTGATGCTAATGGTAAGGCTCTTCCTAAATTGGAACATGAAGTTGTCGTAGTCCTTTCTGTTGATGGCGTAGAAACCGTTTTCCGCCGCTGTTACAAAGAGAACTGGGTGAAGAAGCGCGGAACTGCAAAGGAAGTAATGGACGGACATAGTGTTGATTACTTCGTAGATGATGTTCCATACGGAAAACGTGAATATGATGCAAAGGTTTCTGCAATTTGTCCGGAACAACTTTTCCGGCAGATCACCAATCCGGCCTATTTTCCTTCTTTGAGAATGCAGGAACAGAGAAAAATGTTATTTGAAATTGTCGGTGGTGACATTACTAACACAGATGTATTTGATGAGTTAATAACAATAGGAAACAAGGATTTATATACTCCACTTATCAATGCTTTGAATTCAGGCAAAACGCTAGATGAGTATAAAAAACAGGTTGTTTCCCAGAAAAACAGAATTAAGGGAGAGGTAGCAGACATCCCCGGTCGCATTGAGGAAAACAATCGGAATATGCCAGAGGAAGAAGATTGGGTAGCTTTGTCTTCCGATATAGAAACCAAGGAAAATCAAATAAAAGAATATGATTCTTTGATTGCTGACAAGTCAAAAGCTGACGAAGAAGAAGCAGCCCGCAGGCGTGTTGTTCGCAGACAGATTGATGATAGGTATGAATGTATAGAAGGGCTCAAACGGAAGGTCAAAAAGGACTCCAATGTCGAACATGATAAGTGGTATTCTGACTTGTCGGCAAAAGAAAGCTCTATTTCTAATATGAATACGGATATTCGCTATTTGGAAAACAAGCTATTAACGCTAAATAACTCTTTGACGGAATACCAATCGCAAAGAAACAAATTACTCGAAGAATATAGTACTATCTGTTCTAAACAGTTTGTTGCTGATAATTCCCATCTTGTTTGCCCGACTTGTAATAGAGCATTTGAGGGAGAGGATTATAATAACAAATTACAGGAAATGCAAGATGCTTTTCAAACCAATAAATCTAATCGTTTGAATGACAATATCAAGAAAGGGACTGCACTCAAAACTAAGATTGAGGATTTACAAAAACAGGTTCACGACATTGAACTGGCTATCAAAGAAAAAAAGAATCTGTTATCTACTTTGGAGGGAGAGAAACAGCAGTTGCAGAATTCAGAGCCGAAAGCAGTAGATGTAATTGTGCTCATAGAGAAAAATGCAGAATATATCTCTTTGAAAAAAGAAATAGAAGCATTAGAATCCTCTCTAAAGACCGAATATACTCCTGCCGATGTATCAGAATACACCGATGCTAAAAAGTCTCTTCAATCGGATATATATGCCCTCAAAGAAAGATTATCCAAAAAGGAACAGATTGAACGTACGCAACAGCGTATTAATGAGCTGCAGTCACAACTAAGTACCATGCAGCAGCAGGTTGCAGATTTCGAGCAGATCGAAGCCACAATACTTGACTTTATGAAGTCAAAAGTAGCTTTGGTTGATAAACGAATCAATTCTGCTTTTTCCTATGTTCAATTTCGGATGTTCGATACGCAGGTAGATGGCACAGAATTCGATACCTGTGAATGCATGGTGGACGGTACGCCCTATTCTGATCTGAATACGGCCGCAAAGATGAACGCCGGTATTGACATCATCAATGCTATCTGCCGGGCAAAAGGTGTGACAGCTCCTATTTGGTTAGATAATCGGGAGAGCGTTTGTAACCTTATCTCTTGTAAGTCACAAATTATAAACCTCTTTGTAGAGAGAGGTGCTAAATTAACTATTCAATAATCATTTAACGTAACAGATTATGGCAGAAACAACTCAAGGTCAGACAGGAAATGTGTTTGACAACAAAAACGGAGCCCAACCGGCTCCTGCACAACAACCGCAACAAAACCTTTCGATTGTTCAGAAAGATGTGGTTGATACTGTATTGTCTAAAATTAAAGACTTTGAAGAAGCAGGAGAGCTCAAACTTCCGGCTAACTATTCAGCGGCAAATGCGTTGAAATCGGCATGGCTTATTCTTCAAGAAACGAAGGACCGGAATGATAAACCTGCATTAGTGGTATGTACGAAAGAAAGTGTTGCAAATGCTTTGCTTGACATGGTCGTTCAAGGGCTTTCTCCGATGAAAAAGCAGTGCTACTTTATTGTATATGGTAGCAAACTTACTTTGCAACGTAGCTACCTTGGAACGCTTGCCATCGCCAAACGTGTGGGCGGTGTTAAAACTGCCATTGCCAATTGCGTATATGAAGGGGATGAATTTATATTCTCTGTTGATACGCAAACCGGGCTTAAAAAGATTATCAAACATGAGCAGACTTTGGAAGGTTTGGATGCAAACAAGGTTAAAGGGGCTTATGCTATTCTCACGACCGAGGACGGACGGAGTATTGTTGAGATTATGAATTTCACCCAGATAAAACAGGCGTGGATGCAGGGAGCTACGAAAGGCGGTTCTCCGGCACATAAAAATTTCGGTGACGAAATGGCAAAGAAAACCGTGATCGGGCGTGCTTGCAAAATTCTTATTGGTATGTCTGATGATTCAGCTCTATTTGATGAACCGGATGAAACAGAAACTGATATTGCTGCCGGACAGCGTGCGGTCCAAATAGAAGGGGCTGCTAATAAAAAGCGTTTAGGTGATATTGAGGACGCCAAATTTGAGGAAGTGAAGCCTACTGCTCCTACACCTGCCACTACCCAGCAACCGAAAGTAACAAACGATGCCCCTCTTCCATATTAATTCAATTATGGCGAAGAAAGTAGATAACGAAAAAGGATTTCTGGTAATAGAGGTCTTGGGAGCGGAACTGTCTGCTAAAGCCGGAGGATATGGTATCTGTGACTATTGTAATACCCCTGCAGAAAAGGGGTATTATATAGCCGTTCTAAACCAATGGTATTGTCCTAAGTGCTATGATGAATTCTGTAAACGCGCAAAGTATTACCAGGAAGATACCGGAACGGAGAAGAGGAACTATGAGTTCTATTCTAAACTACTTGGAGTATGAAATACAGATATGTAAGGTGCGGTAAAATTACCGATTTCAATGAGCTGTTTGATTTGTCTGCAAGAAAGCAACCGGTAATTTGGGTTACTGGTTTAGTGCCTAACGAAGTTGTGAGGCCTGCTGCTTTCTTCTTACAATGGCCCCTTGCGAAACTGAAATGTACCCAACTCTATAAAGTTAAGAAGGTCGAAAATGAAACTAAAAGTATTAGGAAGCAATAGTCTCGGTAATTGCTACATCCTTGAAAATAAGGATGAAGCTCTGATAATAGAAGCAGGAATAAAGCTGTCGAAGGTAAAAGCTGCGATGAACTACAACATCAAGAAAATAGTCGGTTGTCTGGTAAGTCATGAGCACGGGGACCATGCAGGATTTTACACAGAGTATCTAAAGATAGGATTTCCGATAATTTCACCGGAAGCTGTCTATAAAAGCAAGGGATTCTCCGTTATGCCTCCGTTCGCGAAGATCGCAGAGCCTGACCGTGGTTATAGAGTAGGGAATTTCAAAGTGATTCCTTTTGAAGTACAACATGACGTTCCAGCCTTTGGTTATCAGGTAGATCATCCGGATATGGGAAGGCTTGTTTTTCTTACTGATACTTTCTATTGTGATTATACTTTTGATAATGTGAATCATTGGCTTGTAGAAGCGAATTATGCGGATGATATTCTTGATCGTAATATATCAGATGGACGTATACCGATATCCATGCGTCCCCGATTGCTTAAATCGCACATGGAGATTGAGACTACTAAAGGGCTGCTATCAGAAAATGATTTATCACAGACACAGAACATTGTACTCATTCATTTGAGTGACGGCAATTCGAATGAGAAGAGCTTCGTGGATGAGGTTATCTGTTTGACGGGTAAGCCGGTGTTTGCAGCTAACAAAGGATTGGTTATAAATGTCAGTCGAGTACCTTACTAATTGTCTGCAAAGATTATGAAAAGCGTACCTGATTACATAGTAAAAGACCTGCTCCGGCTACTTCCTGTCCTTATTGAGAATGTTAATTTGGAAAGTAAAAGTACCCGGGTACAAAATGCAGTGAGATTAGTGAAAAATATAATAAAGAAACTATCTAAAATTGAATGATTATGGCAAAAGAAACAATTCGCCGATATACTTTACATACAGAAAAAGGTGGTTGGCTGGGTGAAGTTATTCTTACTGATAAGAAAGAGTTTTATTCTCTTACTGATTGGGGAAACTTTAATTTCTCTTGGTCCACACCTATTGAAATTAGAGTATTCATATTGAGTATTGATGTCGATTACTTTGGAAGAAAAATGTATCAAGGTGTCGCTTATCAGTGCAGTAATAAGGATATGAGAGGATATTGCGAGAGATTTGCAGCTAAGATATTACCTGCTCTTAAAGAAGCTATTAAACAAGAATTAAAGGAGGAAAAGTATGATGCATACCTGGTTTGAGTGTAAAATCCGTTACGAGAAAGTAATGGAGAATGGAATGCAGAAAAAGGTTACAGAACCTTATCTGGTCGATGCGCTTAGCTTTACAGAAGCTGAAGCACGAATTATCGAAGAAATGACGCCCTTCATCTCCGGTGAATTTACCGTTTCTGATATAAAGCGTGCTAATTACAGCGAGATATTTACAAGTGAAGAAGAAGCTGCAGACCGCTGGTTCAAGTGTAAACTCATCTTTGTTACTTTGGACGACAAAAGTGGCGCTGAAAAAAAGACTTCCACTCAAGTATTGGTACAAGCTGCAGACTTGCGCGATGCCGTGAAGAAGTTGGACGAAGGTATGAAGGGAACAATGGCAGATTATCAGATCGGAATGGTATCCGAAACACCTATCATGGACGTTTACCCTTATACAGAAACTAATATAGAGGAGCAGATTGGTACAAATGCCAATTCTCCGGTAGTAAGCACCTTCTTAAAATCATTGCCCGAAGGTTGTCGTACTTCCATCACGGTTGCCGGGAAGCCTGTTATAATAGATAAGACTGGGGCTGAAACGAGGGTTATACCGGACGAAGAACAGCGAGAGTAGTAACTACAAATCTATTGATAAATGGGGAGAAAGAATAAAATCGGACTTGAATATTTCCCTTTTGACATTGATTTTTTTTCGGATTTAAAGATTAGGAAATTAATCAAATACCAAGGTGGCAAAGCTGTTACTGTATATGCTCTCCTGCTATGTATTATCTATAAACAAGGGTACTACATGAGGTGGGATAAAGAGTTGCCCTTCATCATTTCGGAACAAACGGGGTATGAAGAGGTGTATATTCAGGAGGTGATTAAAAGCTGCTTAGTAATCGGGTTATTTTCTAATGAACTTTTTGAAAAAGAGAAGATCATAACTTCAAAAGGAATACAGGAACGGTATCAGTATATCTGCAATTTATCAAAGCGGAAATGTGTAATATCAGAGTTTATCCTTATTTCTTCCGAAGAAAAGCCTATTTCTTCCGAGGAAATACCCGTTTCTTCCGAGGAAATGCCTAAAAACTCCGAAAGAAGTGCACAAAGTAAAGGAAAGGAAAGTAAAGGAAATAATAATACTCCCCCTATAATCCCCAAAAGGGGAGAAGCGAGGGAGCCGATTATAAATATTAGTGATATTAAAGATTTGCTTTTGAAAGATGAATTATGGAAAGAAAATGCTTGCCGACAATCTGGATTGAGTACGGAGTTCTTTTTAATGATTCCCCGACAAATTGATAATTTCCTTTCATGGATACGATCTACGGGTGCAGAAAGCACAGTTCTTACACTTCCTGACGCTAAACGTCGCTTTATTTATTGGTGGAAATATACAGGTCTAAAAGAGTGGAAAGATGAAAAAGAACGAATATCCGGAAAAACGAATCGGACAGGTGATAGTAGAAGCGCAAGCGATGGGGCAAAGCCTGACTACAACGAAGTTTTTTGATTTTATGTCTGATTTCTCGTATGCGCGGCATCTTGCATGTTTATGTGAAGCCGGTACGCAGATATTGGCTCGTGAGAATAAAACGTTTGTTGTAGATGAAAGTAACGAGCAGGTTATCCGTTTTCTGATTCACTACTTTAATCGATGTCGTTCTGCAGAGACTATCTATCCGGCAGATAAAGGCTATAAACTACATAAAAATATTGCTCTATGTGGTGATGTCGGTGCAGGAAAAACAGTTTTGATGCAGGCTTTTTCGGTGTATTTGCGGAGGATTAATAGCCCAATGCAGTTTCTGAATTTATCTGTCGGACAAATGGTGAACTATTACACGTTGCATAACAACTTGGATAAGTATACCTACAATGAGGATGATTCAAAGGCTTTTCAATATTCACCGATAAACATTTGCTTGAATGATATAGGTTTGGATTTGACAAACTTTTATGGCACAGGTACGAAGGATTTATGCAGTGAGTTTCTTTTCGCCCGGGCCGAGATATGGCAGTTTTATGATAAGTATTGCCACATGACGACAAACTTATCAGCTACACAGTTGAAAGAGTATTTTAAAGACGATTACAGTCGGATAAATGACAGGTTCAAATATTACAATTTGATTCATTTGTCCGGAGAATCAAGAAGATAACAATTAACGCAACTGATTATGACAAAGAATGATTTACCTAAAAGCTCACAAGAGCTTATTACCCGCTTTTTGCCCGATAGCGAGCAAGGGGGAGACGTCACACAAGTGGACGAGAAGCAATTTCAAGAGGCTTTAATGAATCTCCATCTTGCAATGATGGGGAAAACGGAAAAACAAGTTTATACTCCCGTTTTTTCTTTTTGCTCTGGCACTTTGAACTCGGAGCTTCCGATGATCTGTATTCCTTCTAACAAATACAAGGAGGTTCAAATCTGTTTGAAAGATGGCTGGAGTTATCCAATTGCTACAATCAAACTATCCAATACAAATCGTTTGATTGATGCTGAAAAAACGTATGAAGACACAGCGAAATTAGGCTACGAGATAACCAGACGCTGGAATGCTTTTATCCCGAAAGGAGGTGAAGAATGATTAGCCTGCTGTATGTCGATTTGTTCTGTGGAGCCGGAGGAACTTCGACGGGAGTAGAACTAGCCTGTGTAAGTGACGAACAGTGTGCGAAGGTAGTTGCATGTGTGAACCATGATAAAAATGCCATAGCGAGCCACGCAGCTAACCACCCGGACGCATTGCACTTCACCGAGGATATCCGAACGCTTGAACTTTCTTCTTTAGTTGCACATGTGAACCGAATGAAGCAGATATACCCAGAAGCTCATGTGGTATTGTGGGCGTCGTTAGAGTGTACGAACTTTAGCAAGGCAAAAGGAGGGCTACCCAGAGATGCGGACAGCCGGACATTGGCTGAACACTTGTTCCGCTATATTGAAGCTCTGAATCCTTCGTATATACAGATTGAAAATGTGGAAGAATTCATGTCTTGGGGAGATATGGATGCTAACGGTAAACCTATATCCAAAGATAAAGGACGTTTGTACGAACGTTGGAAACGTAATGTAAAGAGTTACGGATATGAGTTTGAACATAAAATACTTAATGCTGCCGATTATGGTGCATTTACTTCCAGACGTAGGTTCTTCGGGCAATTTGCAGCAAAAGGTCTTCCGATTACATGGCCGGAACCTTCCCATTGCAAAGATGGAAAAATAGATATGTTTTGTAATCTGGAAAAATGGCGTCCGGTGAAAGATGTTCTGGACTTGCAGGATGAGGGTGAATCCATCTTTAACCGTAAAAAGCCGTTAGCAGACAAAACGCTTGAACGTATATTTGCCGGGCTCGTGAAATTTGTTGCAGGAGGAAAGGATTCGTTTATGATAAAATGGAATTCGATGAGCCGTAACGGTGGGTATAATGCTCCTGGTATTGATGAACCTTGTCCGGTGGTTAGTTGCCAAAATAGGTTAGGAATAGCCAACGTTCATTTTTTAAGCAAGTATTATAGTGGGGACCCATATAGCAAAAATATTCCGGTTTCTGGTCCTGCTCATACTATCAAGTGCAAAGATAACCACGCACTTGTAACATCCGATTTTCTTGCCGCATATTACAGCAATGGTGATAACACAAGTTCCGTTAATAGTCCATGCCCGACGGTATCAACGAAAGACCGGTTTAACTACGTTCAGCCTCAATTTCTTTGTTCCTACAATTTTAATGATGCAGGTAAGGATATCAATGCTCCAAGTCCTACAATTTTAACAAAAGACAGGCTTTCACTTATAGCACCTGTGTTTATAGATCAGCAGTATGGACAGAGTAAACCTGCATCCGCAAATCAACCTTTAGGATGTGTTACAGCTAATCCAAAATATGCACTTGTCACTCCTTGGTTGATGAACACGAATTTCAGCAACGTAGGAAGTAGTTTAGAGCAGCCTGCGCAGACTATCACAGCCAACCGGAAGCATCACTATTTAATGAATCCACAATACCAAAGTGCAGGTAGTTCAATAGATAACCCTTGTTTCACACTGATTGCTAGAATGGATAAGACACCGCCTTACTTCATATCTACGAAACACGGCGTATATGCTTTCCATAACTATTATGGTTGGCTTTCAGAAGTAATACAGAAACGTCCGGTTTTCATTTTCAAAGATGTCGATTCGCTTTGCCCTCCGATATGGAAGATTATAAATTTCATGGTACTATATCAGATTGTCGATATAAAGATGCGGATGTTGAAGATTCCGGAACTGAAAAGAATTATGGGATTTCCAGAGGACTATGTTCTCATTGGTACACAAGCCGAGAAGAAAAAGTACATAGGAAATGCGGTTGAAGTGAATATGGCACGGGTTCTCTGCGAAGCTGTCAGCAGGAAACTACGAGAATTAAGAAAAGTGGCAGCTTAGTTTTATTCAAATTAGTAAGATATGAAAAACGTAGAACTGTTCAACGATCATTTCCAAAACTACAAAGTTTATGGAATCCCCAAAGCGCAGTTAATTATTGCCGACGTCCCCTACAATCTAGGAAATAATGCTTATGCCTCTAACCCTTCATGGTATGTGGATGGTGATAATAAGAATGGAGAAAGCGATAAGGCAGGCAAACAATTCTTTGATACCGATAAAAACTTTCGCCCTGCCGAGTTTATGCACTTCTGTTCCCAAATGCTTGTAAAGGAACCCAAAGAAAAAGGCAAAGCTCCTTGCATGATAATCTTTTGTGAATTTGAGGATCAGTTCCGGTATATTGAACTTGGTAAGAGATATGGGCTAAATAAATACATTAACCTTGTATTCAGAAAAGATTTTTCCGCACAAGTATTGAAAGCCAATATGAAGATAGTCGGCAACTGTGAATATGGATTGTTGCTTTACCGTGATAAGCTTCCCAAATTTAACAACGATGGTCGGATGATATTCAATTGCTTTGATTGGGTACGGGATAATGAAACGCCAAAAGTTCATGATACACAAAAGCCTGTTCCACTTCTTCGTAGGTTAATAGAAATCTTTACCGATAAAGGCGATGTCGTAATTGATCCATGTGCCGGCAGTGGTTCCACCTTATTAGCTGCCGTCCAGTTGGGACGCAGAGCATACGGATTTGAGATTAAAAAAAAGTTCTTTGCTGATGCGAATAAATTAGTATTGTCGCAAGTGCAACAAGCACTATTTCAATAATTCAAAATTAATCAGAAAGGAGCTAATATGCGTGAAGATATAATGTACATGATAACCTACCCAGATGGTACATTTGTGATGAATACTCAAAAATATTACCGAAGAGATTGCGTTAGGTGCTGGCTGGACGGAACTAATTTGACATGGAAACAGGTGTATAAGAAAGGCTTTCGCTGTAAAAAAGTGAAAGTAACATTTGAAATAATTGATTAATAACAGAATGAATATGAGCGAAATTGAATTTAGGATAGCAGAAATATTGGGACGCTCTGCGATTGAAAATGACATGGAAGTCCCTAAAGATGTTCAACAGTTGGCACAAGCTACAAGATATTTAGCAACGCAACTTAGAATACTATGCAAAGTAGAAATTGGTGATGAAAAAATGGCTGACGTCATATTGAAGCAAGCTATTGACATTTTGAAGTAAAACAATTAAGGTATGAATAAAATAAAGAACCGTAGGCTTGCGCTACGAGCCTATAAAATCAGAGTAAAGCAATACCCTTATAATAAACCTCTGATAGACCGAAAAAATCTTGCGTTTTTACGCAAAGAAAATGACGGGAACCGATGCGATTGTTTTGGGCATTGGCATAACTATTGGAACACAATGGCATTTTAATTAACGTATAACAAATTAGAAATGAGCAAATATTCATGGGAACTTGACTTCAAAACCTTCTCCGATAAAGCAAAAGCCATACATGCTCCTCAATATTGCGAAGATTATTACAGGCTTGGTAAACGACACCAGACAGGATGCCATTATTACTTATATGTGGATGAAAATTTAAACATTATCAACCCATATACTAAAAAGGATGCTGGGAAAAAAGTGCTTAAATCCTTTATAAGCACTTCATCTCGTGAAGATGTATTTCGACAAGCCTATAACTGGATTCTTGGTTATGCAGCAAAAAGTGAACTCTACGATGCCCTATTTTATGAACTCACATTTAGAGTGTATTATAAACCACACTCTAGGAAGTCTACTGAAGAGGTGAAATACCCTTTTGGGTTTCCTTACAATGGTGATAATAGATACTTCTTTGATAATATTAGAGACGAAGTAGGAAGTAACGGTACTGACATCGAATCAATAGAATTCGTAAGTCAAGAAATACATTATTAATTTAAAACTAATCAGAAATGAAGAAATATCTTTCAAAAATAGAGGTGCAAATATTGGAGATACTTAAAGTCTTTGGTGAATTATCTGCGAAAGATATAGCAGTATTGTCAGGTAATAGTAGTGTGGAAATTACTGTAGAATGCATTTATATGTATTCTGCTTGCCTTATAGGTAGAACTCATCCGGATAGACCGAAAGAAATATTATATAGCATAACAGAGATAGGGGAAGAGACTTTAACATTATAATAATTAAGGAATGAAGAAAAGAAATACAAAAAAAGGAGAGTTTGTCTGTCGTAGACAAAAGCCTTCTGATAAGTCTTTTTCTCTCAAAGAAAGCTATCGGCTTGCCTACTTTGAGGTAATGAATAGACCAGCATATATTATCCGTAAACGGAAGATTAACAATGTTATTTATGTTGGCAGGGATAAAAGGGAAGCCGATAGACTTCTCAAATTCTTTAATAAATAACCCTCAAAAAATAGAAGTATGAAACAGACATTAGAGAAAGCAGCAAAAGAATACGCTGATGGGCTATATGATCCTGATGATAGAGACGTTCTATACAAAGAGACGCAAAAAGATTTTGTGGCTGGTGCCAAATGGCAAGCCAATCAACCTTTGTCTCAAGAGCAGATCGATATCAAATTATCTGAATATATCAATAGTACCAAGTCAGAAGATAAGCTCAAAATAGGACAATTTAGCCTTATTACTATATCTAGCATGGCGATAGATGCTAATTCAGCAAAAACGACATTAAGCACCGAGTTTACTCATAAGGGAAAACGATACAAGGCAGAGATGTTGATAACCCAAAAGGAAGTTTAATTCTAATCAAATTAGTAATGAAGAAGATTGTAAAATGCGAAGTCGAACTTCCTGCCGGAGTTGAAAACGATGGAATGCTAGAAGACTTATTATCTACTAAAATCGAAGATGCTTTCGCTGAATCGTATGGTGTGAATGGAGATGATATTATTGCGTATAATGTCGAAGTGATAAATGAATAACAAATAAAGAAATGAAGGACATAGAATTGAAAATAGCTGAAATATTAGGGCGTGTTGCTCTTGATAATGATATGAAGATTCCTGATGATATTCAGCGATTAGCGAGAGCTACAAGGTATTTGGCTATTCAGATTGAGAAAAATGCTAAAGGTGTGGATATGTCGCAGGATATTATGAAATATACTGTAGCTATATTGGATAATACTATTGCGAAAGCTGTGCCGAAAGATACTAGAGTAGTGTCTGAAACGAGAAGAATTGACGCAACGTCAACGATAAGGTCAGATAAATAAAAAATAATTATGAGTAAAACGAAGATTATTATTCCCCACGAGGGAGTAAACGAAATTCCAAAAGGTTATAAACCTCTTATGACAAGCGAAGGAAAGTTAGTCGCCATTGTTCCGGAAGGGATGACAAAGAATGATGTGTACTGGATAAAGACTGAAAGGATTATTCCGGTTATAGATTGGGAACAACGACGTTATGAATTGGCGAAAGCTGCAATGCAAGGGTACTGTGCTAACTCGCTTGAATATGTAGTTAGTTCTGCCAATCATGAAAATATTGCCGAATGGTCTGTTTCAACTGCTGATGCAATGATTAAATTATTGAAAGAGATGATGGAATCAGTAAGCCAATTGATTGAATCAGTGAAGTCCGGTGGTAGACCTTCTTTTATCGGGGTTCTTTTAAGTGAATCCCAGATTGAAGAGTTGCGGCCTTATGTGGATGATGAGTACTATAACAATGTATTAAAATCCCGGCTGAAAAAAACTAATTAGCTATCTGTGGCTAGGACTTGTAAACATCTTGTATTCGTTTTCTAGCAACTTTTTTACACGTGGTTTATTGATGTATTGCGTTGTTTGCTTTCTAACTATTCCGTTCTGCAGAAAAATAATTGTTTTGTTTTGCTCTCGGACTATAAAGCTCAATGCTATAATCACAAAGATAAGTGCTAGGTAGCCCAAAGCGATTAAATACACTATTTCTCTGTTGAAATAGAAGAAGTTTTTTAAAGTTCTAAAGTTGCTCATGCTTGCTATGTTTTTAAAAGAACGTGCCCGAAAATAACTACGCCCTTCATAGAGGTGCGGCAAACAACCCAACAAGGAAGCATAGATACAACGGGCACGTATATTGTGATAATGCAATACACGAACACCGTCCATTCTATTTCCTTGTTTTGAAAATTGCCGCTTTCTATGAAGGAGAGACTGAACGTCAATCGATACTCTATTTGAGTATCGGTGCAAATTTAATAAAAAGATTACAAAAACTTATCATTATGGATGCAAAACAATTTTTCAAGAGAGTTTCTTACATGCGGAAACTTCAAAAGGAATACTTTCAAACTCGTTCTTCTACTGTTTTGCGGCAGTGTAAGCAGGTGGAGAAGGAGATAGACGATGAAATTGAGAGAGCGAATAAGATAGTTGCGGAGCAACAACAACCAAAGCTTTTTTGATTATGAAGCGAATTTCGTTTAACACTACTGATGCTGACATCTTCCTTCGTATAGCTAAAGTCGCTAAGAGTGGAACTTTTGACGGCTCCGCGCATACTGATTATCTGGAAAGCTGCCGGTGGTTTGTAGAGCGATATGATTGTATTATCATTCTTACTCGTGATGTTGGATATCATACATCTGGATGGTGGAAGAATCCAGACTACGAACGTTGTTATCATTTGTCTATCTCTTTTCCGGGTGGGCGAGATATTAGGAAGTTAGAACACATTCTGGAAAAGTTCTTCGGGAATAATCGTCGTTTATTGTGGTGTGAACCTCCATATAGTAAACAGGGTAAACAGGCAGAAGTGTATCATTATCGTTTGTTTTGTAATGAGAATTGGCAACCAATAATGCCGCGCGGAGAAGTCTATTCTAAACAGTTTACCGAACGGGGATGGAAATCATATTCAGAACTACATGGTAGAAATCAATAACAAATAGTAATCATGAGAAAAGAACAAACCAAAGTTTATGTATTGATGCTTTCGAAGGAGTTTCCTAAAGAGCATCCGAAAGCCGGAGAACAAACCGGATTTAAAGAAAAGTTAGAGCTGGCGTTGAAAGCGCAAGAGCAAGCAGAAGAATGTGCTACCTGCGGTGGTGACTGCAAAACTTGCTATTGTCCTCCGGTATCTGGGATGATGAAAGTACACACTATCCGAACCAATTTAGAACGTTGGTCGGATATCATGCAAAAAGTACAGGAAGGGAAAGCTGTTATCTCTGTCCGGCAATGGAAAGGAAGGCCCTACGAAAAAGGGAATGTCCAGGTAGAACTTTTCCGTCTCGGCAAAGATGATGGCGTAGGACTTCAAACCTTGAGTGTCATGGAGTATACCGATGTCGGCGACGGGATAGAACGTGCAGTTTATTGTATCGACGGGAAACCAATGCCGATGCTTACTCTGAAACAAATAGCGGAGAACGACGGGCTGACTGTTGAAGATTGGAAAGCGTGGTTTACTGGAATAACATTCGACAAGCCGCTGCCGATCATACACTTTACCAAATTTAGATATTGATTATAAACCATTAAAATTTACGATTATGCAAGACGTAGAGAAAAGTTTAAAACCTCTTCAAGAGGGAATTATTAAAGAATCCGGATTAGAAGTACTTCACAACAACTTGAAGTCAGAAGAAAAACCGACTACAGTAAAACTGAATCCGGCAATCATTGTTCCGGTCCCATTGAAACGAAAACGATTAAGCGATGAATTGATTGAGGAACTGAATGCCACCTACGAACGTCCGGCCATCTGTAAAGATAAACATGGAGAGTACAAAGAAGGTGCTTTCCTACACGGTTCCAATTTGGTTATGACAAGTATATTAGAAGGACGTTGGCATCTGACTGTGAAATCAGATAAACCGCTTTCAATCTATGAAGTAAAAGCTGCACGGTATAAGTTTATTCCGGACGATGCTTACATGACACTTGTTTTCCCAAAAAGGTCAGAACTTGAAAAGTTTACTTCTCCACACAGTATGCAAATGATAGAGATTCAAGTCACCCAAAAAGAATAATTTTTGAGAGGGGGGGACTATAGGGGGGGAGAGGTGGTATTTTGTATAGTTTAAAAAGATAGTTTGAAGATGATTAAAAAATACGCTTTTGTTATCGGCATAGATACCGGAGTAAATACCGGAGTTGCCACATGGAATGTTACTGCAAGAAAGTTTGAGTTGATAAAGACTACCGCAATTCATAAAGCAATGATGTATGTGATAGAAATGTATAAAACGTACGGAGGAAGTATGTTAGTTCGTGTTGAAGATGCGCGATTAAGAACATGGTATCAATCTAGTTATAAGACAAGAGAAGAAGAAAGGGAAATGCTGCAGGGGGTTGGATCAGTTAAACGTGATGCTAAGATATGGGAGGACTTTCTAACTGATATTGGTATACCCTTTGAAATGATTCATCCTAAGGATTCAATAACTAAAGTCAATGCTCTGACATTCAGGAATATAACTAAATACGATAAACCGACGAATGAACATTCTCGTGATGCTGCGATGCTTGTGTTTGGGTATTAGACAGTAGGTTGATATTGGATATTGTGCGTTTATTAGACGATTTTTCTTTTAAAGATACGTTTAATAAACGCACTTTCTTTATATTTGCCAAGTAGTTACAGATGTTACATCTTAAAAATTAGTGTGAAAATGGAAGGATTATCAAGTTTAGAGGGTTGGGCTCTGATTGCGACATACTTTGTTGCTATGATGATGCTCGTTGTGTTCCTACGAAAACACAAAAAGACGAAAGAAGAATTTTTGGTTGCTAACCGATCTATGCCGTGGTTGCTTACAGCTTTTTCAATGGCTGCTACCTGGGTGTGGGCTCCGTCGATGTTTGTTGCATCGGAAAAAGCATATACGCAAGGTTTAGCCGGTGTGTTTTGGTTTGTAGTTCCGAATGTTCTTACATTGATTCTGTTTGCTTTCTTTGCCAATAAGATGCGTAAGCTCCGGCCGGATGGTTGGACATTCTCGGATTATATTCGTGAGAAGTATTCGAAACGTTGCCATAATCTGTATCTCATTGAATCGTTCGGGCTGCAGACGATGAGTTTTGCCGTTCAGCTGCTGGCCGGAGCAACCATCTTTTCAAAGATTACAGGAATATCGTTTACAGCAACTACTATTGTCATGGCTGTATGCCCGCTTTTGTACACATTTGCAAGCGGGATTCGTAGCAGTATCGTTACTGACTTCTGGAAGATGCTTTGGATCGTGATTGTTTTATTGCTTGGATTGCCTATAATGTTTTCAAGTGCCGGACCGGATGCACTGTTTAATGGTCTAGGTGGTATCACCGGAGATTTTGGTAGTTTATTCTCTGCTACCGGAATAATGGTGGCCCTGTCTTTTGGTATTCCTACAACAATCGGTCTGTTGTCCGGAACCTTCGGGGACCAGATGTTCTGGCAGCGGGTGTTTTGTGTGAAAGCTGACAAAGTGAAGCGCACAATGATAACCGCTGCCTTTATTTTTGCCGTTGTACCTATTTCTTTGGCTGTATTTGGCTTTTTTGCAGCCGGAACAGGTTTGGCTATATCCGACACACAACTGACAAATGTAGGGGCTGTGATGGCTTTCTGCCCTAAATGGTTCTTATACCTGTTCTTTGTGCTTATACTTTCCGGACTGATATCAACCGTTGATAGTATTATTTGCGCAGTGAGTTCCGTTGCCGGACATGACGTAGTGAAACGGTTATCCATGAATGAGAAATGGCATGGTCGGATTCAGAAGAATATTTTTCTTTTTATCCTTTTTGCCAATGAAGTACGTGCAGCCCGATTCGCTATGATTGTTGTTACTATCATCGCTATTCTGATAGCAAACATTCCCGGTCTAACGATTTTATATCTTTTTTTGCTGTATGGGACCCTACGTTCCTCGGTAATGCTCCCGACGGTGTTCGCTATTCTCGGCAAAAGAATGAGCGAAAGAGGGCTGTTTTACGGCATCCTAACGAGCATGATTGTAGGTTTACCAATATTCGCTTATGGGAACTTCACAGGTAACATTCCGATGATCGTATTCGGTTCTCTTTTCACCATCCTGGCATCAGGGATTATGGCAGTTCGTCGTAAACCTTTGCAGCGTGGCTCAATGGAAGTGGCTATAAAGATAGACCGAACCGATATGGACAAACGTATTGCAGAGATAAAAGCGGTACATGGTGAATACTTAGCTTGTGCAGAAAAGATGGAAGCTCACATTCGTACATTTAGAGCATTGACCGAATCTGCAAGAGGAACAGCAAGGGATATAAGAAAATCAGTTTCTCAATACAAACGGTTACAGGGGAAGAAGTCACTGAATAGAAAAAAATCACGTAGAAAATGAGAAAGCTATTTATCATCATTACATTGATTGTTGTGTCGTTGGTAGCCAGAGCGCAAGTTTACGACGGTATTACTCAACCAACCAAGTTCCGGATATTCATGCCGGTTACTACTTCTCTGCATGATAACGGTTCTACCGTTGCTCCTTTTGTCGGCTATCGGGCAGATGTTGCGAAGTGGTTATCTGTTACTCCAGTCTTTCAATACAACATGAATACCGAAGCTGTTTCCTTTGGCGCATGGCTGAATGTGAACTATCAGCAACGGTTTTATCTTTTGGCACGTTCAACGTACAATACGAAAGAAAAGATGTTCACCGAAACATTGTCCGGTACTATAAAACTCCCTGCTGGGTTCATGATCGATGCGACTTGGGATAATTTGTACAATGGTCGGAAGTTCATGGACGGTGACCGTCTGCAGGTGCTTGGAGGTCTGGATTATGGACGATTCGTTTTTAATGCCGGATATTCTATGCGTGCGCTGCCTGGATTCGTGACAAACATCCGGTTTAGGGTGACAAAGTATAATTGGCTACAACTGAAATACGATGAAGGTGCAAGAGCTTTCATTACGAGTGTGGCTCTACAATTCAATGAGCTATGAAAGCGGTTCTGGGTAAAAAGCAAACATCATCGCACACTGACTGGCTTCGTGTATTCTCCAACATCGAGCAATATGTATCGAAGCAGGAAACGGATAATCTGGTAGTCGAGCAGGTGAAGCCACATATCCACGGCAAACGTGTTGCTTATGCTTGGAGTGGTGGAAAAGATAGCATTGCTCTTGGTTTTATAATGGAACAGGCCGGAGTACATGACTGTTTGCTCGGGCGTTGTAATCTGGAATATCCAGCTTTTATGCAATGGATAGACAAACACCGACCGGTAGGACTGGAAATTATCAACACGGGGCAGGACCTTAGATGGTTGGCATCTCATCCAGAGATGTTGTTTCCGAATGATTCATCTTTGGCTGCAAAGTGGTTTAGCATCATCCAACATCGGGCGCAAGATGCCTATGTGAAGAATCACAAAACGGATATTCTTTGTCTTGGTCGAAGAATACAAGATGGGAACTATGTAGGGCCAGGTGGAATGTACACCAATACAAAGGGTATCACCCGTTTTTCTCCTATTGCCGATACCAGGCATGAGGAAATTCTTGCGATCATCCATTATTATCATCTTCCAATGCCTCCGATTTATTCTTGGCCGCGTGGCTTTCGTGTTGGTACACATTGTTGGGCTTCACGCCAATGGTGTGGTAGCGTAGAAAATGGTTTTAGGGAAGTTTACGAAATAGATAGTAGCTTGGTAGAGGAAGCTGCTAACTATATACCTTCTGCGAGGCAGTTCTTGCAGGAGAAAGTTTAATCAATCAAATTTTGTGTAGGAATGAAAAGGAAGTTAGAAACAAAGAAAGTACTCCTGTCAGAGTTGAAGGAGTTTCCGGGTAATCCAAATGTGCATCCGGAGGAACAAGTGAAGGCTATTGCCGAAAGTATGGAACGATACGGGCAGTATTATCCGATCATCGTTGATGAAAACATGATGGTTCTTTGCGGTCATGGCAAGAAAAAGGCTTTGGAATATCGTGGAGAGAAAGAGGCTTCTATTACGGTCATGTATGGTTTGACTGACAAAGAAAAGAAAAAACTCGTTCTGGAAGACAATAAGATTCAGACAATGTCTCATGTGAATTTTGGGGACGTGGAGAAGATTATTAAAGAAATTGGAGATGTTGATATTATCGGCTTTACTCCAGAATATCTGGATGCGATCATCAATGAAGTTAGCACTGATAATATGGGAGTGAATTTTGCGGAACCGGTAAAGAAGGAGCAGCAGTTCACATCAGAGAAAGAGGTTGCCGACATTCAGGAAGTCGATGAAATTGAAGCTGGCATGCAAACAGCCCGTACAATGGTGTGTCCGCATTGCGGCAAGGAGATAACAATTTAATCATAGGACTATGGATAAGAATGTTGATTTATTCAAACCACTTCGGGAAATTCAGTTTGTAGACCGGGATAAGGTGAAGCCGAATGACTATAACCCCAACAAGGTTCTGGAAAAGAATCTGAATCTCCTTATGCAAAGCATATTGACGAATGGTTTTTGTTTTCCCATCGTAGTGCGTCCGGACTTTACGATCATTGACGGGTTTCACCGTTGGCTTGTGTCCGGCAGGGAACCGCTAAAGACAATGCTCGGCAATAAGATTCCTATTGTAGTAGTGGCACATAAAGACGAAAGTCAAGACATGTATGGTACTGTCACTTTCAATCGTGCCCGTGGTACTCATCTGCTTGAACCAATGGAAAATATAGTGAAAGCTCTATTGGAGAAGGGAAAAAGTGTGGATGAAATCTCTAAGGAAATAGGGATGAGTAAAGAAGAAATCTTCCGGCTATCAAAGATTGACAGGGAAGAGTTTCTAAAGCTCATTACCCAACGTGGTACGCAAAGATTTAGTAAAGCCCAAATCATTCGCAGATGTACGTAAAGGATTTAGATATTAACGTTGTTGATGCTACCGAGCGTAGGATTCTCGAAGCATTCAATAAGAATCAAAAAGTTGCCGTCAGTTTCTCTGGCGGCAAAGATTCTATATGTATGTGCGATATGCTGATAAAGACAATGCAGAAATATACAATTCCGTTTAGTCGCATTATCGTAGTGTTCTTTGACGAGGAAGCCATTTATCCAGATGTTGAGCAGATTGCACTTGAATGGCGCTCACGTTTCATGTCCTTGGGGGCAAAGTTTTATTGGTTCTGTTTGCCTATACGCCATTATAATTGTTGCAATAGGTTAGCGAATGATGAAAGCTTTATCTGTTGGGAGCCAGGCAAAGAAAGCGTGTGGGTGAGACCTATGCCTAAGTTTGCTATTCGCAATCACTCGATGTTTCGTATGGGGATGTCATATCAGGAATTTGGGGCGAAGATTTTTAAAAGTGTTCCTCAAATGATAGGTCTAAGAATGGCAGAATCTATTCAACGCCGACAGTCCATAGCATCAATCAGGATTTCTACATTTCTTTATCCAATATACGATTGGCGTGATAATGATGTTTGGCTGTATATCAAATTGAATAACCTTACTATTCCTATGACCTATATCTACCTGTATAAGACAGGTGTACCGTTGAATAAACTTCGTATTAGTCAGTTTTTTAGCATTGATACAATCAAGTCATTACCCAAGGTTATGGAGTTCTACCCGGATTTGTATGAGCGGGTGATTCGCAGAGAACCAAATGCAGACCTTGTTATGCTTTATTGGGATACTGATATGTTCCGGAGTTCTAAGCAAGACCAGAAGTTTGAGCAAGATAAGGAAAAGGATTATCGGGTCATATTCCGAGATACAATGAAAAAGGCCGCTTTACATCCAGACTTATATCCTGGTTATAAATTGGCTAAACATCTTTATGTTAAAATGTCCGGTAGGGAATCTTCAAAAACGTGTCAGTTGTCTTATCAGTTATTGATAGCGGGGGACCCGAAGAAACGTTCCTATCGTGCTATTTTAGGGGCTATCTATAGAGAGAGGGGAGGAGGAATATAAAATGCCTAAGGCCGAAGAGGACATTCAGAAAGATAAAGAAAAGTTGCTCGATTCATTGAAGGAATGTAGCGGTATTGTCACGTTTGCCTGTGAGAAGGTTGGACTCTCACGGCAGACGTTCTATCGTTGGTATCGTGAGGATGCGGAATTTAAAGAACGTGCCGATGCTATCAATGAATTGCAGATCGATATTGCCGAGGCCTCCCTTCTGAAAAAAATACAGAAGGGAGATACTACGGCTATCATATTCTATCTGAAAACCAAAGGCAAAAGTAGAGGATATACAGAACGTAAAGAGATTGTCGCCCCTGATGGAGTGGGGGTACAAGTAACAAGCAAAGACTTTGATGTGTCGAAGTTATCGGAGGAAGAAAGAAAAGTATTGTTGGGTATTGCAGAAAAGCAGGATAAAGCAGCAAAAGAGTGAGTTTGGGACAGGTAGATATATTGAGCATGGCAAGAGCCGTCCAGGCGGATGAATGTAGGAAATCCTTTTTCTACTTCGTGAAAACGTTTTGGGCGGTTATTATACCGGAAACTCCGGTTTTTAATTGGCATATTCCGTATCTGTGTGAAGAACTTCAAGAGCTATCTGGCTATATCGTACGCAGAGAGAAGAAGCCCTATGACATAATTATCAATATTCCTCCTGGTTCTACCAAATCAACTATTGTCACAATTATGTGGCATGCATGGCTTTGGACGCAGGATGCACGGTTGAGGATTATTTCAAACTCTTATTCGGGTGACTTGTCGTTAGAACACGCTTCGAAGTCGAAGGACATCATCACTTCTGACTTGTATCGTACTTTGTTTCCGGAAGTGGTGATAAGACACGATAAGTCCGGTAAAGGTAGTTATGAGAACATAAAGGGAGGCGCCAGATATTCTACTTCGACAGGTGGTACAATTACCGGAAAGCACGCGCATGTGATTATCAACGACGACCCTGTAAATCCCAAACAGGCGGAGTCTCCTGCAATGAGATTACAGGCGAATGACCATACTAAAACGCTTTCGTCCCGTAAGGTTGACAAAAAGAATACTCCGATGGTAACTATTATGCAAAGATTGCATGATGATGATGTGACGGGGTATCTGCTGAAAAAGAAAAAGGATAAGATTAGGCATATATGCCTACCAGCAGAAGTGTCGGAGAGGGTGAATCCTCCGGAGCTGAAAGAACGTTACATTGACGGGCTTCTGGACCCTGTACGTATTGACAGGGAGGTGATAGATGAAGCAAAGATTGACCTCGGTAGTCGTGGGTATGCCGGACAGTATGAACAGGCTCCTTCGGTTGAAGGTGGTAATATTGTCAAAGCAAGTTGGTTCGGGCATATTCCTTTATCGCAATTCCTCGCTATTCGTGGCGGTGTTCCGATTCACTTCTTTCTCGATACTGCCTATGATGAGAAAAAACAGAAAACGGACAATGACCCGTCCGGAATACTTGCTGCATGTCGGATACAGAACTGTTTGTACTTGTTCCATGCGCAAAAGGTCTGGAAGGAGTTTCCTGAATTAATGAGGTTTATTCCAGATTATGTGCGGGCACATGGATATGATAGCCGGAGCACGATCAGAATAGAACCGAAGGCAAATGGTATAACTGTCATTCAGGCAGTAAAGAAGTACACTAAACTGAATGTAACCAGGACACCAGCACCAACGGACAGCAAGGAAGTGCGACTACACGGTGTCTCGCCTAAAATAGAGTGCGGCCGGGTGATATTGGTGGAAGGTGATTGGAACGAAGAGTTTATAGATGAGGTGAGCCAGTTTCCGGCAAAGACACATGATGAGTATGTAGATATTCTGGTTTATGCAATCAATTATCTTCTGGATGATGATTATGCGGAATTATCAGATGAAGATGAAGAATATATTTTAAGTGCTTTAGGTGGTTAATTTTTAATGTTGTAATTATGGGATTGTTTAATTGGATTGTTAATGGTGTGAATGCGGCTGTTGGTCGCAATCAGGAGTTTGAACAGTTGTTGAAAGCTAAGGATGTGAACCGCGCGCTTTCACAAATGACGGATAACTCTGCAAAGGTTGAAGCTGCTTTGAAGGTATATGATACCCAGCAGCATGAGGTGATGAATAGGCCGAATAAAGCGGTGTTTGGTAAAAAAGACCCTGCATCGGGTAAACGTAAGTTTCTACGTTGGGAAGAAAAATGGAAGATACCTATTCCCTATCCGGTTTTTATCAATGAGATAGCTCTAGTATTCTTGTATGGTCGTCCTCTGAAATGGACGCAATCATCTAAGGGGACAGACCGGGCTTTTTCCAGATATATCGATTTGATTAAAAGTACCCGATTCAATGCGAAGGTTCGCGAAGCAAAACGTCTGGCAGGCGCGGAAGGGCAAAGTGCGTTGCTCTTTCATACTTATCGGAACGATGAAGGCAAGCCGGATTGCCTTATCAAAGTCGTAGCCAGAAGTCTGGGTGATGATATATATTTCCGTAAAGACCAATTCGGACGAATGATGTGCTTTGCACGTGGGTATAACTTACAGGAAGTAGGCGGTGAAATCAAATATCATGTTGATATACATACAAAGAATATGATATATCACTGCAAACGTGCTCCTATGGGTTGGGATATTGAGGAAGAGGTGAATCTTGCAAAGAAGATATGCGTGGTTCTTTTTGAGCAGGAACCGGAGTGTGCTGGTGTTGAACCTATGATGCACCGTAAAGAAATGATGGTAAGCCGTAGAGCCGATGTCAATGATCGTTTTTCTGATCCTGCTTTAGTTGCTGATGCGGATATTGTTAATTCTCTTCCGGAAAAAGGTGAGGATAGCAAATTTTTTGCTTTGAAACCTTCGTTAGACGGTTCTAAAAAACCGGATATGAAATATCTGACGTGGGATAATGCACCGGAAAATCAGAAGCAAGAAGCGGAGGAGTTGGACGATAAGATTCATCGTTTCACTTTCACCCCTAAAATAGACTTTGATACGATGAAGAGCCTTTCCCAGATTTCGGCTAAAGCATTGAAACAGCTTATGCTTTTGGCTGTAATCAAGGCAGACAGACATAAAGAAAGACACGATGAGTATGCAGATCGTATAGCTAGTGTCCTTATTGCTATAATTGGTAACGTTCTGGATATTTCTCTTCGAGGTGAGTGTGATAACTTGGTCGTGGAACATGAATTTCAAGAACCGTTCGGAGAAGATATTGAAGCCGTATTAAAAAATCTGATCTCAACTAAAAATGCCGGTGGTATGTCTGATGAAACATTTATCGAAATGAATCCGATCATCAAGGATGCTAATCTGGAAAAAGAGCGTTTGAGAGCCCAACATGAGCAAGAGTTGCAGGAAGAGAAGGACCGGTATAAACAAGATATTTTCGGTAGTGCAGAATAAAAGGCATGGCAAAGATTGATGAGAAGAAGTATAAACGGGCATTACTCCAACGTACCGAAGGATATGCTGCAAGCGTCCGGGTAATCTACCTGGATGTGATGGAACGGCTTATCTCTTTAGCGTTGGAGGTAGAGCCAATCCACGACCCTAAGAAGCCTTTTTCTTTCACAGACTATCCTACTATATCGGATAAGGCAAACGTCCTGCTACGGGAATTATATACCCGCGTATATCAACAAATACGATCTGGTGTCATTAATGAATGGGAGCAGGCAAATTTGAAATCGGATGAACTTGTTCGGTCCGTGTTCGGTAAGAAGGTCGTGGATAACGAGCATTTTGCTCGCTACTTTGGGCGTAACAAGAAAGCTATGGATTCTTTCTTTGCACGAAGGTCCGGAGATGATGGATTGAACCTGTCTCAACGTATTTGGAAATATGAAGGGCAGTTCCGGCAAGAAATGGAAATGTCTATTGATTGTTGTATCGGGCAAGGAATGTCGGCAAATACGATGGCGGCAAAGGTGAAAAAATACCTGAATGAGCCGGATAAGCTATTTCGACGAGTTCGTGATGAACGGGGAGAGCTTGTTTTATCAAAGAACGCGAAAGCTTATCATCCGGGGGCAGGTCAATATCGTAGTAGTAGCCGCAATGCTCAACGTTTGGCACGGACGGAGCCTAATATTGCATATCGGACAGCCGATCATGAAAGGTGGGCCCAACTTGATTTTGTTGTAGGGATTGAAATAAAACTCTCAAAGAATCATCCGGAAAAGGATATTTGCGATAAACTAGCGGGAGTATATCCAAAAGACTTCAAGTTTACGGGATGGCATTCTAACTGTATGTGCCATGCGATTAGTGTACTTGCTTCGGATGATGAAGTAGATATGCTCACTGATAAGATTCTTGCCGGAGAGGATACAGCGGGATTCAAATCGGAAAATGAAGTTACTGAACTGCCAAGTGAGTTTTATTCATGGATGCAGGAAAATGAGGGGCGAATTGAAAAGGCAAATAACCGTGGCACTCTTCCATATTGGATAAAGGATAATCCGCAATATACAGGCGTGAAAGTTGAAGCGATGAACACCGGCGAACGGATGGAGATTCGTAAGAAGTCAAAGGAGAAATATCAATCTTACGGGGAAGAATGGAAGAAAGCATATTTTGATGAGTATAGTGGTGGTTTTACTGTCTATCATCAGGAACACCAGTTCACCAACACTGAAGGCGGTGGTGATGCTGAAAAGATGGTTGGTAAGCTATTAGCAAAGAATAATGGAAAACAGGTAGAGTTCCTGCCGGAGAATGGTAAAGGCAAAAGTGTACCTGACTTAATGTTCGACGATCATACGTGGGATGTGAAATACATTGATAATGCCAATGAAAATACTATTCGTAAATACATGAAGGATGCTCGGAAAGCTGATCGGGCAATATTCTATTTTACGAATGATAAGTACCAGGAGCTTCGTTCTGCTATTAATCGGGAGGTCGGACGCTTTAAAGGTATGGATAGGATAGGGGAACTTCCGGACGTCTACTACATGGATAAAGAGGGACTGCTAAAGCTGTTGTGGAAGAAGTAATTATTATTTTTGAAATTGATTAGTTTTATTTTTATCTTTGTAAAAAAGAAAAAAGTATGGATGGAGTATTATCATGGAGTGCTATTGGTGCTCTTATAACATTTGCTATTCAACAAGTGGTTAAAACTTGTTTGGATATTAGAAAAAGTCGCTCTGAGATTGTTTTTAGTAAATTACACCAAGAACGTGCAGAGGTTGTTAAACAGATATTTCAGAAATTGACAATCTTGCAGCAAACTTTAATTGATTTAACTAGTATGGTGCAAATTGCAGACAAGAGTGAATCAAAAGAGGATATTCAAAAAAGGTTGAATAGACAATTTAATCAAGCATATATTGAAGCATTGAATTTCTTTTCTTTAAATAGAATTTTTTTATCACGTGATTTGTGCAAAAAAATTAATGATTTGTTATCTGAAATCAGAGTGACTGCTCTGGATTATGAATATTCATGTAGTACAATAGAAGGTGGTATTAAATGTAATAGTAAAGAATTGATTGCGAATGGAACAAAAGAAAAACGGCAAATTAGAGAACAAGTACGTAATGAACTGTCTGATTTGTTGGATGAATTGGAAGATAAATTTAGACAACTCCTCGGAGGGGATAAAATAAGCTGGTGGCAAAAGATAAAACATCAATTAATGAGACTATATAGTTATATCTCTAGGAAAAAAGAACATTGAAAATGCAATTTTACTTTTTGTAGTAATATTATTAATTATTGCTTATACGAAAGACATACGGAGTGATATATTTAGTAAGAGTAACATAAAGGCTATGTAATTCTCTGATAGAACGAAAATTGAATATTAAAGATAAACGTTCATAGTCGTTTTTAAAGAAGTCTTTTGATATTCCATTCATGGAGTGAATATTATTATAAAAGACACATCTAGAGATACTGTCTAAGGTTGAAATTAACACTTCGTCTTCAAATATAATATTGGGAATATTATTTATTTTATTGATTTTCTCAAATATACTTTCTGCTGTATAATTCAAGCTTTTAGCGTCAGTACTTATGGAATATGCATTTTGAACCAATACATTTTGATCTATTTCCATATCAAATGAGCAGACTGTTTCGAATTCAATATGAGTTCCCTTTTTTATTTTTGAAAATTCTTTTACTGGTATTTTTCTATAATATTTGTCCTTAACTTCTAGGGAGTAGATTTTAGCTACATACGCTAGCACTATCTGCATATTATTAGCTATATAAAGCAAATCACTTGATATAATACTTCTAATGACTTTTTCCTTTCTTTTCTCTGGTTTGTACACTAGGATATAGTAGAAGAAAGTACTTGTAATAACTCCGATACTAAGGTCTACAATTAAACTGTTTATTTTATCTATCTTGTCTACAGGATAGTTGCATTCAAAAGATGGAATCCAACCAAAAACGATTTGGATCAATAGAATTATCGAGACGATATTGAGTATTGCTAAAATTATATGCAGTTTCTTCATGTTTAGATTTAAATTAAAAAATGGGCGGATTATTGCTCCGCCCGGGCTGGTGCAGAAAGCGGGAACATAACTTCCCTCACTCTTTCCACAATGCAAATGTATGAAATATCTCTGAAAAACAAAAGGTTATTCTGACTTTTCCTTTCTTATTAGTGCTCCTAGCCGGATGGTACATTTATCGTTGCTGTACGGCTTTTCCTCTAGGTGAAATTTAGACTTTAGATAGCCGTAGCTTATTCCTAGCTGTTCAGCGGAGAAAGTGTCGTAGATGGCAGCTTGTGAGCCAAAATAGAAATGCTTCTCCGATTTTCCATCTACTTCTATCGGTTCAGAGAGTTCTACGTGATATACTTTACTTGTCTGCTTCATTTTGTTTCCTGTATTCTTCAAAGATTTCGTTAAATGATTCTATGTAATTTATGTTATTGGAAAATGTAATATAATTCTCTTCTGTATTCTGTGCAACATAAGAACTTGATTCTGATGGATAGATGAACTTTGATATGAAGTTATTTCCACTACTGAACCAGCTCAAACTCGATATATGATTCACGCCGAATAATGCTATTAATTGTTTACTACTTTGGATGAGCATCTTTTCGCGCGCTTTCGCATTTAAATGACTGCTCTCTGCAATCGTTTTAAGAGCTTCTCCTAAATCAGAAATGAATTTAGTCCGAGTTGCTTCATCGTTGAAGGCTTTTCTTATTTCCCTTTCTATAGCTCCGGATTTATCGTTTCCTCTTATATAGTTTATTTCTCCGGGTCTGTCAAGTGGAAGAGTAAACTCTGCACCTTTGTATTTCTTTTCATTTAGAATTTTATGAATGTGTACACCTGTACCCCATTCAAATGCTCTACCACTGCCACTATCGTGATTATCAACTCGAATTGTTTGATTTTTTAATATGCTTGCAAGTTTCTTCATGTTACAATGTTTTTCATTTTTGCAAATTTAGTTCAAATATAAAGTATCTGATAGAAATTTTCCAAATATTATTAAAGGTAGCCCGAAGGCTACCGATTAAACATCCCCCCACAATTTAACTGCAAGATCATAATTCTTTTGAGCCTCGTTTACTGCTTTTTTTGCGTATGGCAAAGAGAAAGAGTGCTCACGTGGGTACTTGCCGGATTTCAATCCTGCGTGGTATTCTTTTGCTTCTTCAAGTTTATGCTCGTATAGGTCGATGCTTTCCGGCATAGACAGATTAATGGTGTTGGCTCTTTTCTCCCAATACTTTGCTTTGTTTTTATGTTCATAAGCCTTATCGCTGAACTCTGCACATTTACCCATATTGTTCCAGGCATCATCTATCATTTTACGATGTCCTCGTTCGCTATGGTGTCCTACTTTGATAGGCTCGCCTAAAGAAAGGAAATCTCGATGTTTGTTTGATCTTTGAAAATACTCATTACTCTTTTGCGCTGCTGATGCAGCCCATTCATGACGACGTTCTGCTCTTTGCTTTGCCCATTCTTGAACATTGAACCCGTCAGCTCTAACAATGGAGTAATAGTAAAAACCATCTTTCTCAAACATTAAGTTAAACACTATGCTCTCATTCTCTTTACCATATTTAGTCGATACCAAAATAGTTTCTCCTTTTTCGTGTTGTTCACTGCACTTTGCCAAAAACACATTTGGCACAAATTTACTATATGTATTCATAATTAAGTATGTTGGGCAAGGCTTCCACCCTGCTGTTTAAACTTATATTGCTGCTTTCAATTTTTTTATATCTCTTATTAGTTTTTCTTGCCTTGCTACTTCATTATCTACCATTCCGTCAAGACCTATACTTGCATACCATTCTGCATTATTGATAGACTCTTCTAACGCTCTCTCTTTTTGCTCAATCATTTTATTGATAGCTGTTTTATCACCGATTTCAATTAATATCTCTAATTCTGTCTTTTTAACTAAGATGCAGGTTGCTTTCATAATTTGGTGTATTGTGCAGAGCTTTCGCCCTGCTGGTTAATAACATTTGTTTAATTCGTGTTGCTTAAATCGAAATCCACTAATGATTTGTATTGCTTCCTCAATTGGAAAAGACATCGACCAATCGCATGGTAATCCGTGGTCCCCGTGAGGGTCTATAAAGTGAAAGCACGCACCGGAACCATCTTTGTAAAACTCTACACTTAAACATTTGCCATTATTAAGGGCTTCACGAACTTTTTCTATTCTTTCTTTCTGTGTCATAATCAGTTGCGTTAAATGGTTAATAATACTTTTCTGTATAAATTATAAATATATGCGTTTAATAAACTCTTTTATTAGTTGCAAATATATATCATATATTTAATATATGAAAGGATTGTATTCGTTTTTTTTTGAATTATTTCATTGTTTGATATGTAATTATCTAAAATATTGCAAGTTGTGGCTGTGAAAAATAAACGAGTTTAATAAACACACTTTTGAAATAATTTATATCTTTACCGCAAATTAATCAATTTAGATATGAAGAAGAAACTTTTAGAAGCGTTGAAAACCAAATTTGTGGGTGTTGACGAAGCCATTCTGGAAAGAATGGCAACTAAAAAGGCGGAAGGTGTGACGGATGAAAGTCAGATTACGGGAATTGTAGACGGCATCAACTTTCAAGACGTAGTTAAATCCTACGGGGACTACCGGGCTAATGAAGCAAATGTTTCCTCTATTAAAAACTATGAGGAAAAACACGGTTTAAAGGACGGGAAACCAGTAACAGCAGGTGGTGAAGGTGCAGATGGTAACAAGGGAGGTAAGGCGAGTTATACAACGGAAGAGTTGGATAGCTATTTTACTTCAAAGTTGGAAGCTGCAATTAAGCCTTACAAGGATGAGATTGAAACTCTTAAAAAAGATAAGAGCCAGACTGATCGACAAACTACCATATCTAATGCGATGAAGAAACTGGGATTGACAGAGGATGAAATGCAGTTCGTTACAGTACCGGATGATAAGGAGCCAGAAGAATATCTGACTGGTTACAAGCAACATCTTATCACAAAAGGCTTGAAACCTGCAGAAGACAATGGGTCGCAAGCGTCTGATTCACAGGTGCAGGATGCTGTGGCTGCTGACTGGTTGAAATCTTTAGGTGTTCCAGAATAGAACGTTTAATGTTTAATTTACAAATGACATGAAATTTAGAAAAAAGCAAGTTGGTGGATTTCGTCCTATCTGCACTGGTTCTCCGGCTATCGGAGTAGTAGGTGGATTTAATCTGAACAAGGAGAAGGTCAACTATCCGGTTGGCGTGATTATTCCTTCTGCTTCTCTTGCCGAGTATGATGAAACATCGTCCCGGCAAGTTGTCGTGTTGAAAGCATCTCGTGTTGTAGCTATCGATGCAACCGATGCGAAGAAAGTCTCTTTGCAAAATGATGAATTCCTTTCTCCCATCTTCATGGTAGGGGATCATGTTGCAATGAACGATTCCGGAAACTTTGAGGATACTGTAAGTATCACGAAGATTATTAATGATCGTAACGGCTTTGTCGTCGTGCTTGATAAAGCTATTGCTGGCTTGAAGGTTGGTGATGCTTTGTTTGAAGTGATTGAAGGAACTGCAGAGGGTGAAGGTAAGGCTCCGGCTGTTTTCCCTATTGAGCATCCGCAAGGAATTACTGTGGGGGCTGAACCGATGGGAACTTATATCGGTCTTGACGAGGTATCTGTGGATGTTGCTATCAATTCTAAGGGAGAAATGTACTACAAAAGACGTATTCCCCCTATTCCGGAGAAGTTCATTCAAGGAATGTGCTTGAAAGACAACCCCAACATTCAATTCACTGATTCTTACTAAGAAAGGAGGCTATAAATGAAATCTATTTTTTCGACTTTTAAAATCAATGACGTAAAAACAGGGAAGCCTATTGACTTGATCGGCACGATGCAGATCATGTTTGATAAGGCGACTCTGGAAAATAAAACGCTTTGGGAACAGACCTACGTTGATCGTTGGTTCGATTTCCGTCCTCCTCAACTGGGTTTGACTGCCGAAGGTATCATGGGGAAATATAGTGTTCGTATCCGTGCTTCTATCATCGGAAACGATGCTGATACTCCATTACGCGCTGGTAGAGGGTTTGAATTGTGGAACGGTGAGATTCCCCGTGTAGGCCACAAGTTCAAAACGGATGCGAAGACATTGCG